AGGTGCATACATTTTATTGTATTGTTATTGTTGGCAAGGATTTGAAATAGAGAATGATGAAGAAGTATTAAGCAGAATGTGTAATTGTAGAATAGATAAGATAAGAAGTATAATGCCAAACATTATACATTTATTTAAGCAAATAGAAAAAAATGGTAGAATATATTTACAATGTATTCAAGCTGAAGAAGAAAGAAAAGAGCAAGAACTCAACAGAATAAAAAGAAGTAAAGCAGGTAAGTTAGGTGCGAAGATAAGGTGGAAGAACATCAAATGACAATATTACTAATACTTGGTTATATATTATTAGGTCTAATAATTTTTTTTATTGAGAATAGGTAATGCAGTACAGAGATTTTTTATATGCTTTTGGAGAACATCATAGTTTTCAAACCTTCTGTGATAAGGGCAAGAACAAAAGATTAATTAAACAATTACATGGAACAATAGATCAGCACATAGATGAACTTACTGAACTAAATAAAAAAGGTGCAGGTGTATATTTTACAGTAAACCAAACTAATTTAGAGGGCAGAACTACAAAACACATTACCAAAATAAGAGCAGTATTCTGTGATTTTGATGGTACACCTATGCCAGATAAGTTTGAGATACCACCACATTTTATTGTAAATACAAGTCCTAATAAATATCATACCTATTGGCTAGTAGAAGATATGCCATTAGAAAGTTTTACACTTTATCAACAAGCATTAGCAAGTAAGTTTGGTTCAGATAGAGCAGTAAAGGATTTACCAAGAATAATGAGGGTTGCAGGTTTTTGGCATAATAAAAAGAACCCATACCCTGTAAAGATAGTTAAGCAAAATATTATGACACCATACACAATGGAAGATATTAGAGATGGATTAGGATTACAAAGACCGAAGAAAAAAGTAATTAAATATAACCCTACTAATTTAGTAAGGAATAAAAATTTTGAAGTAAAAGGTGTAGGATTAGGGGGTAGACATGAATATCTTGTAAGAATGTTAGTAGCTATGAGAATGAGAGGTGAGTCGTATGAGTATGCAAAAGACCAAGTGTTGACATTTGCTAATAAATGCAATCCTCCAGAAAGTTATAGTGAAGTTATGTTTCAATTAAACGATATATGGAATAGATATGGAACTTAGAGAATACCAAGAGTTTGCAATAGAAAATGTCAAGCAAGAATTTGCCAAAGGTAATAAAAAAGTTTTATTAGTTGCACCCACAGGAAGTGGTAAAACAGTTATTGCTAGTAGAATGATAGAAAAAGCAGAACAAAAATATAAATCAAGTTTGTTTGTAGCACATAGGAGGGAACTTGTTAAACAATGTTCGGCAAAGCTACATCAATTTGGAATAAATGCAGGTGTAATAATGGCAGGTATTACAGGTGTATGGCATTACAATACACAGATAGCAAGTATTCAAACATTCATATCAAGAAAAGATGATGATGATTTTAAAAAACCTAAAGCTGATTTATTAATTATAGATGAAGCACATAGGTCAACAAGTAAATCATTTAGAAAATTATTAGCAGAATATCCAGATGCTTATGTTGTTGGTTTAACTGCCACCCCATTAAGAAATGATAGTTCTGGATTAGGTGATATATATGATACATTAGTAGAAGTAAGTGATATTAAAACTTTAACAAGTCAAGGTTTTTTAGTTCCTTGTAAAGTATTTGCACCAACAATACCAGATTTAAAAGGTGTTGCCACAGTAAGAGGTGATTATGATGCAAGAGAATTAGATAAGAGAATGAATCAAGTAAAATTAGTGGGTGATTTAGTAGAGCATTGGATTCAGTTTGCCCTTGATAGACCAACAGTAGTATTTGCTAGTAGTATTGCTCACAGTAAATATATATGCAAAATATTTAATCAGAATGGTATACCAAGTGGACATATAGATAGTGAGATGCCAGATATAGAAAGAGAAAGACAACTAAAGATGATGCAAGAAGATAAAATAAAAGTGTTATGTAATTGCCAGATACTCACAGAGGGTTGGGATATGCCTAAAATATCTTGTGTAGTATTAGCAAGACCGACTAAAAGTGTAGGGTTATATTTACAAATGGTGGGTAGAAGTTTAAGACCATTTACAAATAAAAAAGATACAATGATTATAGATCACTCTGGTGCAGTATATGAAAATGGTTTTCCAGATGAAACAAGAGAATGGAAATTAGAATATAGTAAAGAAGATAAGAAGAAACTAAAAGAACCTAAAGAAATAATTAAGCAACCATTTACTTGTATTAAATGTGATTTTGTTTACAAACCTACTAAAGAAAATCCAGAATGTCCTAATTGTAGTTTTGTTCCTACAAAGAAAGAGGTACAATTATTAATTAAGCAAGGTAGATTACAAGAAGTAAAAAAACCAAAAGAGAATATTAAAACAGAAGATAAGAAAAGTTTTTATGCCCAACTATTGTTTATTGCTAGACAAAAAGGGTATAAAGAGGGGTGGGCAAGTCATTGTTATAGACAGAAATTTGGTCATTGGGTTCATAACAAGCAAGTCCTACCTTCACCACCTACACCAGAAGTGTTAAACTTTCTGAAACATTTACAAATAAAAAAAGCAAAAGGAGTAAGATTATGAAAGATAAACAATTATATAAATGGTTGCAAAAATGTCCAACTGATTGGGAATTAGTTCGACAAGATGAAGGTGTAAGGTGGATTAGATTTAATGTTGATGATGAACCAGAGGAGGAGTAAGATTATGAGTGAACAAGAATTAGAAAAAAGAATGGAAGAAATTAGGCAGATTGGTAATGACTATGCTACTGCCAAAGCTAACTTAAACTATCTTGAACATTATAGAAAGATAAGATTAGCACAAATGATGAAACAGAAAATGGCTAGTTGTAATAATATGTCAGTAGCAAAAGCTGATTTAGAATCAAGAGCAGAAGAAGAATATATTAAACTTTGTAAGGACCTAAAAAATGCAGTAGAACAAGAATCAAAACTTGCTTGGTCCAAAAAAATGGTGGAGTTAAAGTTTGAATTCTGGAAGACTAATCAAATATCGGCTATGAGTGAACGCAAAAAGTATGGGTAAGAAGAAACCAACACTTAAAGAACAAAAACACATGGAAAGAGTTGCAAGTATAGGTTGCATAGTTTGTAGAAAATTAGGTTTTTATGATAGTCCTGCTGAAATTCACCACATAAGAAACAAAACTGGTATGGGAAAAAGGTCAAATCACTATCTCACAATCCCCCTCTGTGCACATCACCACCGAAATTCTAATGAAAGTTATCATCATTCACCCAAAAAATTTGAAAATCGTTTTGGTAGCCAATTAAAGCTACTACAAGAAGTGTTAGATATTTTAGGTAGTTTGAGTCGTTAAGGGTGTTTAATCTTTCTCTGTGTTGCTCTTATAGATCTGATTATCATAGCCACCGAGATTAAATTGTCTTTCAGTTTCTTTTGGTTGTTTTTTTTGTTCTTTTATTACTTCTTCCATAGTTATATCCCAACACCGACCACAAACTTGTCCATACTTATGACCAATAGCATACATTTCAGTAAATCTGAAATAGAAATAACATCTATCACATTTTAAACTGCTTTGTTTATTTGTTCGTTTGTTCATTTTCTATATAGTTTAATATGCCATGTAAATCTTGCAATAATTCACTAACAACTATTGGTTTATGTTTACTTTCCAAATTCATAACAACTTTTTTTAATTGCAATTCTATTTCATCAACCATGTTATCATCTTCTGGCATGGGATCAAGATTATCTATTTCATATTTATTCATCTTCTACAATACTTTCTATTGTTTCATCATGAACATCTGTTGGTCTACCTTCATTATGTTCATCAAACCACCCTTCTTGAAATTGTTTTTCTGCTTCTTCTTCTGTGTCAGCTTCTACAAAATATTCAAAAGTTGCAGTTCCATAAGTTGTTATCTTAAAAGTTTTCTTCATCATAATCCTCTATTATTTGTTCTAATGTATCATAACCCATTCTATAACCCAATGATGTAATTTTAGAAGCTAAAGTTATTTCACATTTATCTGATTGGTTTGCTAGTGCCTGATTATATTCTTCTATAAGTTTTTTTAATTCTATATTCATAAAACTAACCATGACAATAATATTTGTATTGATAATACACTTACAAAAAACAATGCTAGTATTTTAATTAAGTTCATTCTGTATCACATGGTTTAGTGTTGGTTTCATCTGATTCAATAATAGTCCATGAAGGATTGTTTGGTTGAACATCATAAATCCACCTATTGTTTCTATATATTTCAATAGGTTTAGATAATTGTTTTTGTATTTCTGAAAGTTCTTTTGTCATTTCAAATATATCCACATTTTTAATATGTTCAATATCCATACAGTTTAAATCATCTATAATTTTATCTAATCTTTTAATTATGTTTAACATTATTTATTCTCCCTATTGTATAAGTAATTTATAAATAAACTATTCCCATATTCAGATGTAAATTCTGCAAAAGCATCTTCATTTTCTTCTACAAAATCTTCCCACTCTTTATTAGATAATTTATTATATAAATCCAAATGTTTTTTTTCTAATGTTTGATATAATTTCATTTTGCACCCCTTATTTTTTCTGCTTTGTTTTTATTCATAATAACTTAACTTTACTTAACTATTATTTATGTGTCAAATACTTTTTTTATTTTATGCAAAAAAAAACCCCCACTAATTAGCAGGGGTTCTTTTAGGAAGGAACTTTTATATATTATTTTTGTTTTTGTTCTTCAATATGAAAAGTATTATATAAAGCCCAGAAACTGTTATTTAATTCCCTTATTTGTGATAAGTCAAGGTCTTGCACTTCATTAATAGAACAATTTACATCTTGCAAGTTATCAAATACTTTTTGTATAGTGTCAATCATTCTTGGTGTTAAACGATTCCCACATTTTTTTATATTAATTTTTCTTACTGTATAATCAGCCATTATTCCCCCTTTACTGAATTTTTAACCATTAATAATATATTATATAAAAAGGTTGTTGCACTTATTATATATATAAAAAATACACTAATTAATTGTCTATCTGATAACAGATCAGATTTATACTGCATTAAAAGAAAAAGAATAAGTGAGATGATCCCACTTATTCCAACTATAATTGAATTTGTATATAATTTATTCATTATTCTATCATTCCCTTTATTGCTAGTTTAATAGAAAGTTTGTTGTAAATCGCTCCATCTGGCGTTTTACAACCTTTTAAATTTGAATAAATTAAATTGGTTGTTTTAGTTAAGCCATATTTATCTAAATAAATAAATATTTGCTTGTAAATGTCATAATCATTGTTGAGCCATAAAGAAACATTCCAAGCATTCCAACTTCTATGTCCATTATAATTATTTGTCATTATTCCCCCTTGTTTAAATTAGTTAATATATAAACACCTTCTTTAATTTTCTTTTCAGTATCTTTCTTTTTTTCATTTAAAAATATATTTCTATATTTAGATGTAGTTGTTGAATAATCCCAATAATAATCATCAAGATATATTTTATTATTTAAAGTATCTTTCATAGCTATAATTGATTTATAGCTTTGAAAATAAGTTTTATCATCATCATAAATGATAAATTGGTTGGCAATTTTGTTGCCATTGTTTGAAGTCATATTTTGAACTTTCATTTATCCCCCTATTTAATTGTTATTATTTCAAAATGGTTTTTAATAAAGTCTTTTTCTTTTTTAGTGGCAACTTCATCAAAATGAGTATTTAAAAAATAGTCCATTAATGGATTATCTTTTCTTGATTTATCAATTTTTTGTTTATGTTTATTCATTATTTACCCCTTTATAATTGTTTTGTTATGACTTTAATTTTAAAGCCAAGTTTTTTTATTAAGTTAATATCATTTTGTTCTAAAGTTTTCTTTCTAATTAAATGAGAAAAATTTAAAGCAGTTTCATTTATTGGGTATATTCTTTCAACCCCATAAACATTTTTAATCTCTACTTGTAGTTCCATTATTTACCCCCTTTAAGATTAATTATTTTAAATAAACCATTTTCATTTTTTTTAAAATTTGCAAAGTGTTTTACAAAAGAATATTTGGAAAAGCCGTGATTGTGTTTAAATGCAAAGCCATTACAATCATTAAGAATATATTCAAATAATTCTATTTTTTCGTTAATATTTGATGTAGTTTCCACTAAAGTTTCAGATAATTTATAAAATCTAAACATTATTTACCCCTATATATTAAGATTAATATTATTAACATAAGTTAATTATATACACATTTAACCAAAGTTTACAAGTATTATTTTAACTATATGCTATAATTTATTAATAAATTGGTGAAACTATGCAGAAAACTAAGCTATCTGAGAAGGAAGAAAATTTTATAAACTATATATTGCAAGGGTTAAAAACACCTGATGCAGTTCGGAAAGCATATCCAGAGTGTAAATATCCTAGTCAATATGGTTATCAGTTATTAAGAAAGAATTATATAAAAGACCAGATACAACAAAGAAATTTTCAACAATTAGAAAGTGGAGTAAGTATTGCAATTAATAAGCTGATAGAATTAGTAAACGATAAAAAAGCACCAAAGAGTGTCCAACTATCTGCAAGTTGTCAATTATTAGATAGAAACAATTATTCAGGAACAAGTAAAAGCGAGATAATAAATAAGATAGAAAACCTAAGCGAAGAACAATTACAATTAGAACTAACTAATATATTAAATCAATTAGGTATAGATAAGAACTCTATAACACATTAGATAGATGATTACATATATAATAGTATCAATAGCATTACATATTATCTTTTAAATATCTCGAGAGAACTAAATAAATGGTTCTACTCACACACTCACTCACCTAAGGGCCAAATTTAATTAAAATGGCTGTAATACACAGAAAAAAAGGGCTTCAGGCAAAAAAAAATGACCCCATACCCCCAAAATGCCGAGTTGTTGCTATATGTATGGATTCTTGTACACAGCGAAGGGGATATTTAGATATTAACTTTTGTTAACTACTTGTACATAGGTTAACTTTGTGGTATATAGGGGTATGGCTGATAAGGCATGGAAGCAAAGAGAACGACAAGTAGCTGCTTATTTTGGTGGTCAAAGGACACCTTTGAGTGGTGGTAATGGCAAGATCACGAGGGCAGATGTAATTCACGACAAATTATTTATTGAATGTAAGTTGAGAAAGAAGCATACTGTAATAACATTATGGGATGACACAAATGTTATGGCAAAGAAAGAGGGCAAGACCCCAGTTGTAGCTTTGTGTGAAAAGGGGAGGGCAGGGTTTTGGATAATGGTTCATAGTGATGATCTTGATAAATTAGAAAAAAAAACAGATTACTGGCAATTAACTCCAACTTGGGAATGATAGAATGGATAGCAAGTTTAACAGCAATAGTATCGGTATGGTTATATGGTAATGGATGGAAATATGCTGGGTACTTTGGATTGGTTAGTCAATTTTTTTGGTGGTGGTTTTCATTTATATATGATTTAACGTCAATGTATGTATTATGTGGATTTATGACAGCTACCCATATTAGAAATATAATAAAGATGAAAAGATGATAGAATATATTTTAATAATGGTTTTTTATATTACTCCAGCTAATTCTCCTACAGAGATGTATGAACTTCAATTAAACACAGATGCAGAAACTTGTTATCGGTTAGATATAGCAGTACAGCTAAATTATACACAACAAGAAAATTTTAGAATAACAAGTCAATGTATAGAAAGGTATAAAGTCATTGCAAATAAATAAATGGATAATCGGACTAATTTTATTAGAAATAATTTTGCATTTGTGTGAAATAGCATTTGATATGATGCAACATATACATTTCTATGGTTTTGATTTTTAATGAAGTGTTGGCATTGTACAACTGAATTAATTTGGGGTGGTGACCAAGACATTGATGAAGAATATGAAAGAGATGGTTTTATTGATGAGTTTGATATGGTTACAAATTTAAGTTGTCCTAAGTGTAGGGCTTTTGTAATTATATACAGGGCTAAAGATGAATGATTTAGCCAGAGCATTGGAAATAGCCAAAGAATTGGAATTTCGTAAAAAAACTAATCAGATGGCACAGTATAAGCCATATGAGTATCAAAAGAAATTTCATAATAGTAAAGCTACTCAACGATTATTAATGGCAGGTAATAGGGTAGGTAAATCTTTTAGTGGTGCTATGGAGATGGCATATCATTGTACAGGGTTATATCCGAAATGGTGGGAAGGAAGAAAGTTTGATAGACCTGTAAGATGTTGGGTTGGTGGTGTATCTAATGAAACAACCAGAGATGTATGTCAAAAAGAATTAGTAGGGCAACCAGATGATCCTAGTGCTAAAGGTACAGGTAGTATTCCTCTTAAACTAATTGGAGAAACAGTAAGAAAACCAGGAGTTCCTAATGCCATGAATAGTGTAGTTATACGACATAAGAGTGGGGGATATTCTCGTATAGGTTTTAAAGCATATGAAATGGGTAAAGAAAAATGGATGGGTGAGTCATTAGATGTTATTTGGTTAGATGAAGAACCACCACAAGGTATATATTCACAAGCATTAACTCGTACTGCTGATAAGGGTGGTATTGTATATATGACATTTACACCAGAACAAGGCATGACCGAAACAGTTGCACAATTTGTAAATAATTTAAAAAAAGGTCAAGACCTTATACAAGCGACTTGGGATGATGCACCTCACATGACTAAAGAAGTGCGAGAACAAATTTTAGCAGCATTACCACCCCATGAAAGAAAGATGAGAGAAAAAGGAATACCACAATTAGGTTCTGGATTGGTATTCCCAATAAACGAAGAAGATATATTATGTGAGCCATTTGATATACCAGATTATTATCCTAAACTGTGTGGTATAGATTTTGGTTGGGATCACCCAACAGCTTGTGCATGGATAGCATGGGATAGAGATAGTGATATTGTGTATATGTATGATGGCTATAGTATGCGACAAGAAACTGTACCTGTTCATGCATCAGCAATAAAAGCAAGAGGTAAGTGGATTCCTGTTATATATCCTATGGATGGCAGACAAGCTGACAAGGGAAGTGGTAAAAGTCTAGCTATGCAATATAGAGATGAAGGTGTTAATTTATTAAGAGAACATTTTACTAATCCTCCACAAAATGGAATGAAAGAAGGTAGTGGTGGTATAAGTGTAGAAGCAGGAGTAATGGAAATGTTAACAAGATTTCAAACAAAGAGGTTGAAAATATTTTCTAATCAAAGTAAAATGTTAGAAGAAATTAGGTTGTATCACAGGAAGAATGGTAAGATTATTCCTATGAATGATGACATAATATCTGCACTAAGATATGCAGTAATGTCATTGCGAAAGGCAAGAACAAGGAATACCGAACCTATGCAGATACAATCTGATTCTAGTTTTAACTTATTTACAAGGAGTATGTAATGCCAATGGGAAAAGGAACTTATGGATCAAAAGTCGGTAGACCATCAAAAAAAAATAAAATAATGAAAAGAAAGAAAAAATAATGGTAAAAAAATTATCCCCTAAACAAAAAAAATTAGCAAGTAAAGCATCACCAAGAGGTAAAATTACAGGTGCAGATTTTAAAAAAGTTAAAAGAACGAAAAAAGGATTATTAAGAAGATCATGAAAGGTATGCACAAAACTAAATCTGGTAAAATGGCTAAAAAAGGTCTTTACTATAATATTAACAAAAGAAAGAAAGCTGGAACTTCTAGGACTAAAAAAAAGTCAACTATTAGTTCTAAAGCATATGCAAATATGAAAAAAGGTTTTCCAAAAAAGAAAGGGTAAGTTATGGGTGGATTTTTCTCAAGACCAAAACCTCCAGCACCTCCCCCTCCACCTCCTCCTCCTCCAGCTCCAGAGCCAAAAGAGCCACAATCGGCAAAGGATGCTAGAGAGAGAAGATTAAGAGGTAAGGTAAGAGGTATGGGATATGGTCAAGGAAGCACTCTTGGGGGAGCAGAAGATGCTGCAACTGCAAGAACTATTCTTGGTCAATGATTGTTGCTAAAACTGATAAATCATTAGCAAAAGAAGTTTTACGATTTGTAGCACCACGAGCAAATATTCAAGGAGTACATTCTGATTTTACTCATATAGGGTACTATGATAATGATAAAATAGTAGGAGGTACTATATTTTCTCACTATGATGGTTTTAATATATGGATGCATTTAGCACTTGATAATCCTAGAGCTATGAGAAGGAGTTATGCAAAACAAGTATTTGAGTATTGCTTTTATACCTGTAAATGTGTTAGAGTAACAGCAATGACTAAACCGAGCAATACAAGATGTAGAAAATTAATTGAATCGGCAGGATTTAAACAAGAAGGTATTGTTAGAAAAGTTATTAGAGAAGGTATGAAATTTCACAATGCTGTGTTATATGGATTATTAAGAAATGAATGTAAATATTTATAGGAGAGTCTAATGGGTGGAGGAATGAAGTCAGCACCAAGTATGCCAATGCCACAACCAATGCCAGAAATTGATGATAAGGTTGCAGAATCCGAAGCAAAGTTAGAAGCTGAAAGACAAAGAATGATATCACTTGGTAAACAAGGTTCTTATGGCACATTATTAACATCTGGAGAAGGTGTAAAAGAGGAAGCACCTGTAGCACAAACATTATTAGGTGGTGTAAAAAAACCAACTAGAATAACCTAATGGCAAATTTTGAATACATAAAAAAAAGACTTGCACAATTAGAAAGTCATAGAGGAACATGGGAAGAACATTGGCAAGACATTCTTGATTATGTAATGCCACGAAAAGCAGAAGTAGTATCTAAAAGAGAAAAGGGTGAAAAAAGAACAGAAGTATTATTTGATTCTACTGCTATAACAGCAAACAATTTATTAGCTGCAAGTTTACATGGCACATTAACATCACCATCATTACAATGGTTTCATTTAAAATTAAGAAGTGCTGAATTAAATCAAAACAGAGATGTACAATTATGGTTAGAAAATTCTGCAAAGAGAATGTATGACCTATTTAACGAATCTAATTTTAACACAGAAGTACATGAGTTATATCTTGATTTATGTTCAATAGGTACAGGTGCATTATTTGTAGAAGAAAGTAAAAAAGGTTTTGCTGAAGGTGGTGTTCATTTTAATACATTACACATTAAAGAGTTTTATATTAAAGAAAACAATGATGGTAGAATAGATACAGTATATCGTAAATATAATTTAACAGCACGACAAGCTATACAAGAGTTTGGGGAAAAAAATGTTGGAGAAAAACTTGTAGAAGCATCTAAAGAAAAACCAGATAAAGAATTTACATTTATTCATGCAGTAGAACCAACTGAAGATTATGAAAGAGCAATGGGTAAGGTTAAAACGAAATTACCTTTTTATTCTTGTCATGTATGTATAGAAGATAAGATGACAGTAAGACAGGGTGGTTATAGTGAGTTTCCATACCTTGTACCTAGATGGGCAAAAGCAACAGGTGAGATATATGGAAGATCACCAAGTTATAATGCATTACCAGATATTAAAACATTAAATAAAGCAGTAGAAATAGGATTAAAAGCATGGGCAAAAGCTATTGATCCACCATTACTTGTAACAGATGATGGTGTTATTGGTAGAGTTAGAATGACACCTGCTGGTATAACTGTTGTAAGAAACGAAGGTAGTGTAAGACCATTACCTATTGGTAGTAATTGGCAGATAACAGATATGAAAGAAAACCAATTACGAACTGCAATACGACAAGCATATTATTCTGACCAACTACAATTACAACAAGGTCCTCAGATGACAGCTACAGAGGTACAAGTTAGATATGAATTAATGCAAAGATTATTAGGACCAACATTAGGTAGATTCCAAAGTGAGTTTCTTAATCCATTAATTGAAAGAGTATTTGGTATTATGTTAAGAGCAGAAGCATTAATACCTGCACCAGAAGTAATACAAGGGCAAACAGTAGATGTAGAATATGTAGGACCATTAGCACGATCACAAAGAATGGAAGAATCTATTGCTATTGATAGATTATATGCATTAGCTATGCAAGTAGGTCAAATAGACCCTAGTATTATGGATAATATAAATCATGACCTTGCAATTAGAACTAGAGCAAATTTACTTGGTGTTCCTAAAACTGTATTAAGAGGTGCAGAAGAAGTTGCAGAAATGAGAGAAATGAGAGCACAACAACAGCAACAAGCACAAGAAATGGCTATGCAACAACAACAGGCACAAACAGCATTAACACAAAACCAAGCTATTAAAGAATTAGGTACACCAGAAGCACAACAAGGTGCAGAACAAGTAGAGGAATCGGCAAGAGCCATTGGTCTAGTTGAATAATGGGTAATATTCAAAAACAAAAAAAAATGCCTAATGTTATGGCTAATGACCCTGTTGTAAAACATCATTATGAAACATTAAAAAAGGGGCAAGAAGTTGTACAGAATGGTAAAACATCAACAGTTGTAACTATGATAGTAAAAGACCCTAGATTAAATAAAGGTAAGCCAACTTTAATACCAAGTTTATATAATGGTAAAATATATAAAAATGAGTATGATGCTGTTACTCAAGCATTAAAAACAGGTGTTAAATATACAAGTGGAGATACAGTTGAAGAATTAGATTTACTTGACCGAAGATTGCATGAGATGTATATAAAATAATGGAATTAAAAGAATTACAAAAAATGTATAGAATTACTTTTGACTCTGGAGAAGGGAAAGAAGTATTGGCAGATTTAAAGTCTGCTTATTACCATAGGAGTTCGTTTGATACTTGTCCTTATGAAACAGCATATAAGGAAGGTCAACGAGCTGTTATAATACGAATAATCAATCTATTAAAGGAGCAAAAAAATGATTGAAGAAACGACCACAACAGAAGGTAACCCTGTAGAACAACCTGTAGAAGATAATACAGTTTTAGGGTCTACTGTAAGTGATAATCAAGATTGGAGATCAAACTTACCAGAAGATTTAAAAAATGATCCTACATTATCTAATTTTAAAGATGTAGAATCATTAGCTAAAACAGTAGTCCATCAACAAAAAGTATTAGGTAATCGTATTCCTATACCAAAAACTGATGAAGAAAGAATGGAAGTCTATAATAAATTAGGCAGACCAGAAGCTGCTGATAAATATGAAGTAAATGTGCCAGAAGATTATTCTGCATATTTTACTGAGGATCAGATAAGTCAATTTAAAAATGTAGCTCATCAAATGGGTTTGAACCAACAACAAGTAGAAGGTCTTGTTAATTATCAAATGGAATCTATAAAGAATCAAGGAGATATGTATGCATCACAAGTAGATGTACAAAGACAGGAATCTGAAGCTATGCTTAAAAAAGAATGGGGGTATGATTATGATGCTCAAGTTCGTAATGCTAGGAGAGCAATAGATGTTTATGGTGATAATGAAATAAAAGAATTAATGAATACAGAAGCAGGTAATCACCCTGCTGTTGTTCGTTTGTTTGCTAGATTAGGTAAAGATATTACTGAAGATATGGCACAAAATACACAAAATAACACTTTAGCATCATCTCCATTAGATGCGAAACAAGAGATACAGGACACTTTTAACAACCCAGATCATCCTTATCACAACCCTAGACATAAGGATCATCAACCTGCTGTAGAAAAAATGCGACAGTTACATGAAAAAGTGTATGGTAATTCTTAAAAAAGTATGATATTATTATTATGTATGTATTGCCCTTATGGATAACAGTACATAAAGTCTAACGACTATAAACGAGGTTTCCCTTTATAGGACAAAAACTGCATAAATAATAATATTAATTTTAATAAGGAGAACTATAATGAGTGTTCAAATTACTACAGCTTTTGTAGAACAATATAAAAGCAATGTATTCCATTTGGCACAACAGAAAGGTTCAAGATTAAGAGATGCAGTTAGAACAGAAACTGTAACAGGTAAATCTCACTTTTTTGAAAGAATTGGTGATACTGCTGCTCTTAAAAGAACATCTAGACATAGCGATACACCTAGAGTTGACACCCCTCACTCTAGACGTAAAGTTACTATGGATGATTATGATTGGGCTGATCTGATTGACCAAGAGGACAAAGTTAGAATGTTAATCTCCCCACAATCTGAGTATGCAATGAGTGGTGCTTGGGCAATGGGTAGAGCAATGGATGATGCAATTATTTCTGCTGCAAGTGGAAATGCTTTCGGTGGTGTATCTGGTGGTACAACTGTAGCATTACCTTCTGGACAGAAAGTTGTTCATGCTTCTGCTGGATTAACTCTAGCAAAATTAATTAGTGCAAAAGAAGTATTAGATGCTGCTGATACTGACCCAGACGAGCCAAGATATATGGTTGTGTCTGCAAAACAGTTAAGCGACCTTTTAGGTAGCACAACTATTACTTCAGCAGATTTTAATTCTGTTAAAGCACTAGTACAAGGTGAGTTAGATACTTTCTTAGGATTTAACTTTATCAGAAGTGAACGACTAAGCACAGATAGTCC